TGCCACTATTCTCACGCATTGGAAGACAGTACCCCAAGTCCCTGACGGATGGAAGCTGCTCAACCTCGGCCTCGACTTCGGATATACCAACGACCCCACCGCGATAGTCAAGGTCTACACCGACGGCCACGGCTTCTGCCTCGATGAAGTATGCTATGCCACGGGCCTCACCAATGCGGCCATAGCACAGACCCTACGAAGCGAGGAGATAGGCAAGGCCATGATCGTGGCCGACTCCGCCGAACCCAAGTCCATCGACGAAATCCACGGACACGGCTTCAACATACACCCCGCCCGCAAGGGTCCCGACTCGGTGCGGAGTGGTATCGACTTCCTCCGCTCGCGTCCCCTCCTCATCACCGAGCGCAGCGTCAACGGCATCAAGGAGCTCCGCAACTACAAGTACAAGGAAGACAAGAACGGTCGCCACCTGAACGAGCCCGTCGATGCCTTCAACCACTTCATCGACGCGAGCCGCTACGCGATAACATGGAACCAGACGAACCCGAACTTCGGGAAATACGCCCTCGGATAACTTGAGAAAACCACCCCCCATGAGTTATAAGAATATGGAGCTTCGCCTTCCCGCCCACTATGCCGACCTCACCTTGGGCCATCTCATGGCCTTGGAATCGGAGACCGACCCTGTCAAGCGGGTATCGGCGGTCACAGGCGTACCTACCACCAAGCTGCGAGAGATGCCCCACAAGCTCGTCACCGAAGCCGACGGGCACCTCGCACACATCCTCACCAAGGAGCACGCCCAGCACAAGGAAATCATCGAACTGCGAGGCATCAAATACGGCTTTATTCCGAATTGGGAGGAGTTCACCACGGGCGAGTGGATCGACATGGAAGAGTGCACCACCGACTTCTGGAAGCACGCACACAAAGCCATGAGCATCCTCTACCGACCCGTCGACAGGAAGTGGGGCGACAACTACACCATCCTGCCGTACACCGCCAAGGAGGACAAAGAGGTCTTCCTCGAGATGCCCGCACCCCTCGTGTCGGGTGCACTCCTTTTTTTTTGGACTACCGAAACCGAACTGCTGAACACTTTGCGGTCCTCTTTGATTCAAAAGACGAAGGAGGCGATGAGTTTGCTAACAAGTGGGGATGGTATCCCGTCCTCTACACCTTGGCTGGCGAGGACTATCTCAAGATGGATGCGGTCACGGCTTCGCCTATCGGCCACCTCTTCACCCACCTCGCCTTCCTGAAGGACCTCGACCACAAGAGAAAAGCATGATCACGTTCAACAACATAGTCGCCAAGTTTCAGGAGTTCTGCGACAACCATTTCTTCATCAAGACGTTCTCGTACGGCTCACCCGCCGACGTAGACCTTGAGAAGTTCGAGCAGTACCCCCTCATGCACTTGGTGTATACGGGTGGCGACTACAACACGGAACGCACCAAGACGTACAACCTCGAGGTCTATATCTTGACGCTCCCCCCGAGCGAAGCCGACAAGAACCTCCACCAGAAGGAAAGCATCTCGGACGCAGAGCAGGTAGCAGAAGACATCCTCGCCGACATCCAGAACGGTGGCGACATCTTCCAGTTTGGATACCACTACGACCTCACCTCGGCAAGCGTCACACCCCTCGAAGAGGAAAACTCCAATGTCTTGGCAGGGTGCCTCCTCGACCTCTCCATCGCGGTACCCTACACCTACGACTCATGCAACGCACCCCTGACGGGAGTCGAACCCGAGGGGAGCACACCACAAAGCTATCGCGCCCGGGGGTTGCTACGCGTCAAGGAAGCCGACGGCTCACCCGACGTGCTTTCGGTGGCTACCATCACGGTACCCAACGGAAGCCTCACCGACGATGGCGACGGAGCTATAACCCTCAACTTCGGTGTCGACTCCGTCGTGGGGGAGTCGTCTATCGCGTGGACCAACAACACCTCGGACTACACCTCGCTCGCCCCGAGTTTTGTAAAGAAAGACCTGACGGGACCTGTCGACCCTACCATCGTAGAGGCGGGCGGCGTGCTGGTGACATATGCGCAGTTCCCCACCTCGAAGGTCCTCTTCTCCAACGTCCCCGAAAATCGCGCCTTCACCATCACGGCGACCTTCACGTTGGTGCTCGCGGGGCCGCAGGAATTGTACAACCTCTTCCTTTTGAGCGAGGAGACGGACGGCGTACTGGCAGACAGAAGCCTCTACACCACCATCGGATTTGGAATACTCTACGAAACGCAAGATGTCGAGGTGACCCATACCTTCCAGTCCGTAAGCTATACGGCCTACAACTTGAGCTTCCACGCCGACTGCTTCTATGGCGACCTTCAAGTACGTCTGAAAAACTTGACCATCACCCTCGAGTCATGATTATCGATACCACCAACGACGAGCTCCTCATCAACGGCCAACGCTGGCAGCGGGGGGGATACCTTCAGGCTACGGCCTACGGCACGGAACAAATCAACATTACGGCCCGCGACGGGCGTGTCATCGGCAAAGCCCTCCAATGGGATGCCATCTACGACGAAGACAAGAACCTCTTCGGTCTCAATCGTGACGGCGTGGTGACGGCCCTGACGGCGGTCTTCGACTCACGCGTCAAGAGTCCCTACAACCTCGAGGCGTTGCGCGATGTACAGGACGGAACAGCAAGCTATGGCGACACCCTCATCTGGTCGGCACCGGGCGAGTGGCAGTACGACACCCTGACGCAATACCACCACGCATACAACAGCGAGGCGGCGACGTTGCGGGCGGGGGCTACGGCTACCACCGAGCTCTACTATACGGCACAAGCCGACGGCGATGGATTGAGTGAGTCGGCACAAAGCAACACACCCGCCGAGGGGTATCAGATTGTTCGGAAGCTCTACTACGCGGAGGCGGCACAGGCCGATCCCGATACGGGCACGTGGGTGCAGTTTGCAGACCTCGACCCCAATACGACGTATGCGAGTGCGAAGGCCACCCTCTTGGCATACCTCAAGGAACGAACGGGCGGGACGGTGCCTATCTCTCTGAAGATGACGTGGGAGGAAGTGGAGGAATTTGATGGCCTCCTCGACACGTACGGCGGTGCGGCGGCAGCCTATTCCGTCCGTCGCCTTTCGAGCTCTTATACGGGCTCTCTCATTCAGGTGGAGCGTGCCAGCGACAATACAACGCAGGACATCGGATACGATAGCAACGGCGACTTGGATACGGCGGCGATTGCTACGTTCTGCTCGGGCACCACGTGCGGGGTTCGTGTATGGTACGACCAGAGTGGGAATGGGAATGATGCCACGCAGACGACGTTTGCGAACCAGCCTACCATCTACACGGGTGGGGCGGTGGTAACGGAGAACGCAAAGCCTGCGGTGCAATTTGATGGGACGGATGATGGACTTAACTGCTCCACGGACTTGCGTGCAACCACGGGCGCGTCAACAGTTATTATGACGCGAAACGTAGACATGAAAAGCGGCGGTGATGTGCAAAATGTCTTTGTATTCCACAAGGTGCAACGTCATGTGATTGAGAAGTCAGGTAGTACGAACTACGACGAAATCTCTATCAGCACCAACGAAACGGCAAACGAATTCATCAAATTTCCAAGTACGGATTTGACTGGGCAACACTTGTTTTTCTCGACTTGGGACGGAACAACTCAAAACGGAACTGTTGACGACGTAGTGTTGTATTATGACGCAACGGTTCAGAGTCAAACAATCGGCAGCGGTGCGTTTGCCACCACTGCATCGGGCACGAACTCTATCGGCTACCGACACGACACGAACACCCAGTTTTGTGACGGCACAATTCAAGAAGTTATTGTGTATCTCACTGATGAATCCTCCAACCGAAGCGGCATCGAAACAAACGTCAACGACTACTTCGGCATCTACACCCCCTTCACGACGGGACTCCTCGACGACTATGGCGGAGCCGCCGCCGCATACTCTTTGCGTCGCCTCTCATCGACATATACGGGTGATGCCATTCGGGTGCGTCGGGCGAGTGACAACGCAGAGCAAGACATCGGGTTCGACATCGAGGGCAACCTCAACACCGCCGCCCTCGCTTCGTTCTGTTCAGGTACCAACGGCTTCGTCAAGACGTGGTATTGTCAGAGCGGCAACGCGAACGACGCGACGCAGACGACGACGGGAAGTCAGCCGAAGGTTTACGACAGCGGGACGGGGACCGTTACCGTCGGGACAAAGCCCGGCCTGAGTTTTGCCACAAATAACATCTTCAGCCTTACCTCACAAATCAGCATAACAAACGAGAATTTCTTTTATGTGACTGGGAACATCGTGGATGTATCTGTGTACATCGCCTCTTCTAGCTATGTGCGAAACCAAGCCTTTAGATACCTGCTGTATGACGGCTCAAGTTTCTATGCGTCTAATATCTCACCCGCTTCAGGCTATTCGCTACAGACCGTTATCAACAACGACGGGGTGTATCAAAATACCTCTAAGCTCGCCAATTTCACCAACACGCTCACGGTTGCAGGTACGTCAATATTGAAGGCTAACGCGGCCGGCTCTTATCAGGAGCTCATCATCTACGACGCTGACCAAAGCAGCAACCGGTCAGGCATCGAGACCAACATCAACGACTTCTACAGCATCTACTAATGAGTCAGTATATCATCGTTCTCCCGGAAGGTTTCCTGACAAGTGAAGTCAGAGCCAAGAGCATCACCCGCGAGCTATACAACATCACCGTGCCTGTAGCTATTCAAAAGGAATACCAAAAGGACGCCACCGTCTTCGGTGTCATCGTACACCCCGACGGCATCCAGCACGCCCTACAAGTAGACACGAACTACACGATCCCGGTAAGCCCACAGGCGACCATTGAGAAGCTCGTCTCCCTCTTCCCGGAACTCAACGAGCAGGAGCGTTTCAACCTCTCCTCCTACGTCCTCAATAACCAAGAGTTCCCGTTCGGAAATATCGTGCCCTCAACCACCACCATCAGAGACTACGATTATATGGTCGAGAACGGATGGTTCCCAGAAGAGCCCGTATGAGATACCTCCTCATCCTTCCTCTCGTAGCTGCGGGCCTGTGCCTCTTTCTTGTCGGGCCTGTCTTCGGTATCCTCTACCGCATCGGCACGGGTGACGCTCGCCCGTGGCCGTGGGTGTACGACATCTTCCGCGACCTCTCCTTCATGGCTTCTATCATGGCCGCCTCGTTACTCGACAACACGCTGACCAAGCCGGGAGGCTATTCGTTCGGCAGTCAGACTATCTCTGCCGTCGTGGGAGCCAACATGGTGGGTGGCACCCTCTCGCCTTTGGGTAAGAAGCTGCAAGAGCTCCTCGACTACATCGACCCCGACCACTGTCTCAAAGCATACAACAACATCCAAACCCCATAACTCATGGAATTCTTCACAACGCACTGGGCAGAAATCGCCCTCGCTGTCATCACCGCCGCCGGCACGATCACGGCACTCACCGAAACCGAAAAGGACGACAACATCGTCGACCTCCTCGGACGCATCCTCAACGCCGTCATCCTCGGGCGCAACAAGAAGTGAACCTCTTTGAGCAGATACTAAAGGACTTTGCGGAGGACGTAAACAACGCCGCCAAGCGTACCCTCGGCTCCCGCAAGATTGGGAAGAACCGAAGCTACGGCGTAGCGTCACGCTCCCTTCAGAAATCGCTCGAGTACAAAATCAGCGGCGGCAAGGTCTCCTTCGGGAGTCCTCTGCCGTACGCGGCCTTCATCCATTGGGGCGTGAACGGAACCAATAAAAACCGCAACGCGCCCTTCTCGTATCGTCAGAAGCAGCCGCCCACCGATGCCATCCGCAAGTGGATGAAGGTCAAACCCATCAGGGTACGCGACAAGGACGGACGCTTTGTCAAGGCGACGGAATCGCGGCTTAACTCTGCCGCCTTCCTCATCGCCCGAAGCATCAAACGCAACGGCATCCACGGCCTGCGATACTACGAGGTGGCCCTTGAAACCGTGGTGCCCCAATACAACAAGAAGCTCGGCGAAGCCTTGGCCCAAGAGTTCGTCAAGGACATGAAATTCACGACAGGCAACATCACCATCAAACCCAAGTAATGGCCTCCTCTATCGACTCCGCCCCCGACCTCCTGCGTCCCGCAGGGCAGCCTCTCGTCTTTA